AATCTGGGAAAGTTGATCGTAGTCAAAGACAAGCCGATAGGCTCAAGCAAAGCGGTCCTTATGGTGTTGGAGCTGCTTTACCAATGACGGAAAAAGAAAAAAAGGAAGAATTAGAAATTCTTGCTTTAGAAGCGGAGAGAAGCGCAAATCAACAAAAGCTTAGAGATATAAAAGCTGAAATTATTTTATCCGATAAAATACAAATAAGACAAGAAGAGAAAGCGGCAAAAGACCTTGTTAAAAGAGTCGCGTTAACTACTCAGTTAAATGGTTTAACGGAAGCTTTTGCTGATGGACAAAACAAGGCTTTAATCGAAAGAGCAAAAAGAGAAGCGAGTTTTATCAAAAATGCGGCTACTCTCAATAACTATCAAAAACAAGAAGAATCTAATAGATTAGATTTATTATCTATAGATGATAAAATTAGCGATTCAAAAAAATCAATATTAGAAAGCACAATAAAAGAGTTATCTAAAGCGTCTTTAGCGACAGGAGAACAAGAAGCTTTAGATATTTTAAGAAAAAAAATAGAAAGTGGACAACAAAATTTAAACATAGAAGAAGAGTTAAATAAATTAAACATAAAAGGTAATTCTGAAGCTGGAATCACTATTAAAAATGCTTTAACAGAAGTAAAAATAAAAGAAAATGGATTAAAAACAGAAAAGGATATTCTAAGAATTAAACAGCAATCTCAAATACAAGAGCAAATAAGAAACAAAAATAGTGAAATTGAATTGCGAGCAATAAGTGAAAGAGTTACATTTGAAAAACAACTTGAAAATCTAAAGAGAACAGGAGGCAGAGCCATCGAAGATCTTGATTTACAGGCCGGATCGAAATCTTTGCAAAATCAAATCTCAAAGCAACCTTTTGCTACAAGAGCACAACAATCGCAACTCGAAAGGTTTAATGCAGAAATAAGAAGAGAAACAGAATTAAGGTCTATAAATAGAACAGCGATAGACGCTGAAAGCGATTCATTTGAAAATTTAAAATCAAAATACACAGAGCAAATAAACCTTTTGAGTTTCCTTAGAGATGATCAAAAAAAGCAGATAAAAGAACAGCTAGCTTCAGCTAAAACAGCGGAAGATTTACAAAATATTTTTGCAAAAACAAACAGTTTTTTACCTGCCGTAAATAAAACCAAAAATCTTGGAAAAACTGGTGCAGCATTGAACGAAACTTCCCTGAAAAAAGAACAATTATATCTTTCAGAATTAAGTACGGCGGCAGAAATTTTAGGGAATGCAAATAAGTTAAGTGAGGAACAGGTAAAACAAATAAACAAAGAAAAAGAGAAGCAGCTTAAGCTAGTACAAGATATAATGACATTTGAATTAGCTCTTAGCAATTTAAGAGAAAAATCACCTGCTAGAGCTGGAGCGGTAAGAGCGATAGCGGATATTGGTAAAGAAACCGAGAGTTTTTCCGAAACATTTTCTTATAATACCACTATTGGTTTTAGAGATGGATTAAGAGATGCTCTTAGTGCTGCGGTAAGCGGAACAGACGATTTAAAAGGAGCACTTCAAGGCGTTGCTCAAGGATTCTTAAAAACAATGCAGCAAGCATTTTTACAGAACGCTTCTAATAACGTAATGCAGGGCTTGGCTAAAGCTTTGCCAAACTTTTTCCAAATGCCTGTGACGAAATCTCAAGGAGGTTATATTCAAAAATTTGCTAGCGGTGGTTTTGTAACTGGAGGTTCTGGAATTAGAGACGACGTTCCTGCAATGTTGAGTTCAGGCGAATACGTTATGCGTAAATCTGCCGTTCAAAAGTACGGGGCAGAGAATATGGCGAAAATGAATAGCGGCGGCATCTTTTTGCCCGGCGTTCGTGGAGGATCGGAAATTTCTGGATACGATCAATTATCTAAATTCGCCAATCAAACAACAACAAGCGGCGCTACTGACGTTTTAAAAGGAAGTAAATCAACAGCGTTCGCTAACCTTGAAGATCAAAGCGCAAGACTTTCTAGATTTGGATTGATGAACGAAGATACAATCAAAGGAGAAATTACAAGCGCTCAACAACAAGGTTTGGATATTATGGCTCAAAGAGAAGCTTACAGAACGCAGCAAAGAAAAGCTATGCAGAAGCAAATAATTAGTACTGTAGCAGCCGCTGCTTTGTCTTATGGAGCTGGAAAATTAGGATCAATGGGAGCTAATAAAGTGTCAGCCCAAGGAATAAAATCTTCTGGCGTAGCGTCTATGTCTTCAAAATTAGGAATTTACGGTGGAGCTGGGCCTATGTCTTTGGGGTCTTTTACGTCCAGCGTTCAACCCAAATTCTCTCCTTTAAGAAACGCTTACGGCGGAATGATTCGCGGCTTTAACAACGGCGGCGGACCAACAGATGATATTCCAGCTCTTTTAATGGGCGGCGAATATGTTATGGATCGCGGAACTGTTCGCAAGTACGGTAAACAATATTTAGATTCAATGAATTCTGGCCGCGCCAAATTCGCAGAAGGTGGATACGCTGGAGCGGAAACAGAAACAACAACAGAATCAAATGATTCAAAAGCCAAAGTTGACGCAACAACAGGAACAGCGGTTAATATTAGTATCAATGTTTCTGGCAGCAGTTCATCTACTGAGTCACAAGGTCAAACATCACAAGGTGGCGTAGATTATAAGAAGATGGGCGAACGGATTAAGGCTGTAGTGCTTGAAACCATTAACGAAGAAAAACGTTTAGGAGGAGCACTCAGAACTAGATAATGAAGTCATCAGTATCAAACTACGAAAATAGTTTATACATTAGTGGCGTCAAAGTATTTGGCGTCAATAGTGTTAATTTTGGCTACTCACTTCCTGTTGATCATGTCAATGTAATTGGGTATTCAAAGTTTAAAACATTTACTTCTAATCCGCCGCAATCAACATTAAGCGTTCAAAAGTATTTGTCGCCTTCTGATTTCTTTTTAAATTTTACTGGATTAACTCCTGTAAGCGGAAATGTAAATTATAATGGAAAGAATTTTGGCTTTGAGTCTGCTTATTTGTCATCGTATTCTGTTGCTTGTTCTGTTGGTAATTTCCCAAATCTTAGCGCGAGTTTTTCTATATTTGGACAAGTTGGTTCTGGAGTCGGTTCAACTGGAGCCTCAGAAACTGGCAAACTATCAGTTATAAGACCAAACGATATTACTATAGAGTGTGATGGTAGCGGTACTAATAGAATTGAATCATTTACTTATTCAGTAGAATGCAAAAGAGAACCTTACTATCATCCAACTGGCAGTTTGCCAACTGAAGTATCTACTATAAAGCCTTTTAAAGTTAATGCGGAATTTACTATTGCAGTAGATGACTATCAATCGAAAAGAGTTCTTGATTATATAGTTGACTCTAATAAACGCCGAATTAAAATAAATGTAGGATCATTAGCCTCATTTACAATGGAGAACATGGAATTAATTAGTGAATCATTAAACTCATCCGCAACTGATGATTTAGTGATAACTCTTAGTTATCAAGGATTTATCTAATGTCTTTCTTTTATGACAGAGATCAAAACGTAACTGGTTCTATTCCAGCGTCGTTAGCGTTTACGCCTTCTTATGGAATGTCTGTTAGTTTTTCTGCTGAATTAGCGTCTTACACTACAACGGATAACTATATGCACGTTATGCCAAAAGGTTTAAATCATTTGCAAATGGAAATGAATATGCAGTTTGAAAATAAAAAGCAAGAAGATGCGCGCAAGATTGCTGGATATTTTGAATCGTTAAATGGAACTGGATATTTTCAATATACTGACGCGGCTCAAATATATAAGCCGATCAATATGTTCTGTTCAAATATAGATAATTCTTTTAATGAGAATGATCTTCATACAGTTAATGTTTCTTTGAGTTCGGACCAATCATCAAGTTTATTAAATTGGTCTGCGCCATTTATTACAGGAAGTTCTTTAAAAGGAAATTATTCTACTGGAGTAGCGTATAGTAAATATGACGTTGTTAGAAACACAGGAGTTAATGCTAACAATATGTATGATTCTTTTTACTATGTTACAGGAGACATTTCCACAGGACAAAATACAGGAATAAGTGATTCAAGATTTAGCAAAGAGTTCTTTTTTCAGCCAACTTATCCTACACAAACAACAAAAGAAACTTCAGTGGTGAAAACCGAAATGCCGTACTCGTTCACAAAAAGAACTGATTTTGGGCTTCATGCTAATGTTTTAAAATCATTAAAATTAGATTTCAAAGGTGTATCTGACGCTGAAGCAAGATGTATTCTTCACTTCTTGATTGGCAAACAAGGATTCAGAAAGTTCCAATATAAATTTCCAAAGATATACAATCAGAACAAATTCTTTTACGCTCCTGAATGGAGTCATACTTTTGTTTATAAAAACGTTAATGATATTTCGGTTTCAATGATAGAAGATCCATTAGGAGCAAGAAAGGTTTACTAATGAGAAAACTAATTTCATACGAAATGCAGGAAATGTTTGTTGGTTCAGAAGGAGCTTTTGAACCATCAAAAAATACTGGACAATACATTTCTCGTTTAGACTTTATCCAAAATTACGGATTTAACTTTAACGTAAATCGTCAGCCTTTAAAACAAATTGGCTCGTCCGCTTTTGCCTCTCGTGAAAGTCAACTTGCGCCAGATGTTTCTTTAAGTCTGAGTTATCTTCTTAATGATGGATGGAATGAAAAGCATTTAGGGTTAGATGTATCTAATTCGTCTTACTCAAATCCACTATCAACAGTATTTTCTAGTACAGGAGATAGAAACTTTTACGTCTTGATAGCGCAAGATCAGAGAAAAGATGCTTTGGCAGCAACAAGCGCAGACGGATTTAATGTGTTAGGGATAGGTAACGCTTTTATTGGCTCTTATTCTATGCAAGTTGCGGTAAATAACTTAGCTACAGTATCATGCGAATTTGTTGGAGCTAATGCGTCAATATCTAATTACTCTGCTGAAAATTATCTTCCTTCGGTAAATACAGCGTCATCTGGTCAAGCTGCAACAGGAAAGTTTGGAATAGATTTTTACGATAACT